GGAGCAGCCTAGCCAGGCCACTCCGGGAGACACGGCTGTACCCGGCCGCCGCACTGCTCTTTGGGGCTGTAGCTCAGCTGGTAGAGCAGCTGCTCGGCAGACAGAAGACCGCGGGTTCGAATCCCGCCAGCTCCACTGGGACCGGGAGGTGGGCTTAGAAGCAGCCATCCTCTAAAGAGCAGGGCGCTCGCGGGCTAACAGGGCTGGAGCTGAGACTGACGGAAAGTCGCCCCCGCAAGGGGGAAGAGCGGTTCGACTCCGTGCCAGCTTGCTGAGTCAGCGGAGACACCAGAGTCCAGTGCACGGGGCTTTCCTCTTGGCGTAGTAGCACACCGGTCCTCCACGGGGTTGTAGCTCAATGGGAGAGCATCCGGCCCGCAACCGGAAGATCGGGGTTCGACCCCCCACGACTCCACATCCCTGGTGAGTAGGCCCGTAGCGGGGCCGAGGGGCCAGGAGCAACGCGGGAACTACATGGCCGGTCTTTGCCCGCACGTTTCCCGGTTGAGTCACCGTAGCTGCGGTGGCGGTGCCCCTCGCCAGGGGATACTGCAGGCCCCACGGAGGGGGCGGCACAACCGGGCAGCGTTCCCTGATCGGAGTACGGGACATGGCGCAGCTTGGTTAGCGCGCTTGCTTCGGGAGCAAGAGGCCGCAGGTTCAAATCCTGCTGTCCCGACTAGAGGTTCCACGTGGAACCGACGGGCTGTCGCCAAGTCAGGCAAGGCGCGTGCTTTGGGAGCACGAGATGCGCAGGTTCGAATCCTGCCAGCCCGACTAGGGGGGAGGAACCCCCGGACCGGGGTGCGGAGAGGGGTCTCCGTCCGGACCGCCTCCTCCTGATCCTGGCCGCTTAGCTCAGTTGGCAGAGCGCCCGTCTGAAAAGCGGGAGGTTTCCTCCGTTCGACCCGGAGAGTGGCCGCCACGCCCTAGTAACACAATGGCTAGTGTGCCTGGCTTCCAACCAGGGAATGTCGGTTCAATTCCGGTCTAGGGCTCTATGATGTTCGAGCGCCGGTAGCTCAGCGGCAGAGCAGCTGACTCTTAATCAGCAGTGCGGGAGTTCGATCCTCTCCCGGCGCACTACGGGCGAGTGAGTCCAACTGGCTGAGCTGGCCCGCTCAAAACGGGTCGATGTGCGGGTTCGAATCCCGCCTCGCCCACCAGTGGGGTATGGGGTAATTGGCAGCCCTCCGGGTTCTGGCCCCGGCGATCTAGGTTCGAGTCCTGGTTCCCCAGCTGCGCCCCGGTAGCTCAGCCGGCCCAGAGCAGCTGACTCGTAATCAGCAGGCCCTCCGTTCGAATCGGAGTCGGGGCTCCGTGCCTGGTGTTGATCCCGCAGGCCCCGGCCTCCGGCCGGTGTGCGGCCTCAGCTTGGGAACTGGGGCGCCAGGCACCCTTGTCCGGGTGATGGAATAGGCAGACGTGCCAGCCTGAGGCGCTGGTGCCCTTCGGGGCGTGCGGGTTCAAGTCCCGCCTCGGACACTGATGGGCGGTAGGGGAACTGGCAGACCCGGCGGGTTTTGGCCCCGCGTCTTTTCCAGGTTCGAGCCCTGGGCGCCCAGCAATGGCTGTCCCAGATACTCAGCGGCAGCCAGACAGCAGCACACGCCTTCGTAGCTCCAGCGGTAGAGCAGCTGCACGGTAAGCAGAAGGGCACCAGTTCGAATCTGGTCGAAGGCTCGTCGAGCCGGCCGGACGGCCGCGGTGTTATCTTGACATCGAGGAAAGTCCGGACTCCGGAGGGCACGGCAGTCGCTAACGGCGACCCGGGGTGACCCGCGGGATAGCGCCACAGAGAGCAGACCGCCCGGCTCCGGCCGGGTAAGGGTGAAACGGCGGTGTAAGAGACCACCAGTGCCGCGGGTGACCGCGGTAGCTAGGCAAGCCCTGCCGGGAGCAACGCCAGACAGCGACGATGGGCGGCCCGTCCGATGTCGCAGGTAGGCGGCATAGATGGATGGCCGTCCCCTCGCGACGGGGACAGAATCCGGCTTACAGGCCGGCTCGATTCCCGCCTCCGGGCGGATGTGCGGCGTAAGTCCCGGCTGGTCGCGCAGCCAGGCTGTCACATGCGGTTGTAGCTCAATCGGCAGAGCGCTTCGTTGCCAGCGAAGGGGTAGCCGGATCGTAACCGGTCAACCGCTCGGAACACCAGGCCCGAGGTAGGGGTTAGCCCGGCGACGGCCGGAGGGTCTAGCTGGCGAAAGGGCAAGATCAGCCGGCAAAGGTGCGCCACTCGGTATGCCCCCGTGGGTACAAGGCGCAGTGTAGGACCTGGTGCTTCACATGTCCGGGTGGTGAAATGGCAGACGCGCACGGGTCAGAATCGTGTGTCCCTGACGGGACGTGAGGGTTCAACTCCCTCCTCGGACACTTTGGAGGATTCGCCTAGTCAGGCTTATGGCGCCGGGTTGCTAACTCGGTTGGGCATCGTCCCTCGTGCGTTCGAATCGCACATCCTCCGCTGCATGGAGGGCTCGCCTAGCGGTCTATGGCGCCGGTCCTGAAAACCGGTTGGGCATTGTGTCCCTCGTGAGTTCGAATCTCACGCCCTCTGCTGTAACACCTGGAGGATTCGCCTAGTGGCCTATGGCACCGTTCTGGAAAGACGGCTGGGCATCGCGTCCCTCGTGTGTTCGAATCACACATCCTCCGCGCAGTACAGGGGCGCCGGCCCAGCCGGTGACGGGGACCGTCTGATAAGCGGTTACAGCCAGGTTCAACTCCTGGGGCGCCCACCAGCGCGGTATAGCTCAGCTGGTAGAGCACCCGACTCATAATCGGTAGGCCGTGGGTTCAAGTCCCTCTACCGCGACGAAGAGCCGGTAGCTCAATGGCAGAGCAGCGGACTTTTAACCCGCGTTGTTCGGGTTCGACCCCCGGCCGGCTCACGAGCGCCAGTAACTCAACTGGACAGAGCCCCGCCTTCTAAGCGGGCGGATGCGGGTTCGAGCCCTGCCTGGCGCGCTCAGCCGTGGTAGAAGAACAGCGGGGTGGCCGCGGATCCGTGGTAGAAGAACTGCCCGCTGGCGCCGGATGACGTGCCGGTCCGCACCGCGGCGACTGCGAGCACGACGGCGATCGTGGCGAGCAGGAAGCTGATGGCGAGTAGCAGCACGCGGTTCCGGATGAGGATGCGTCGGAGAGCGGTCGCGGTCATCAGGTGTGTCCCTCCTGTGTGCGTACCGGTCACCGTACAGCGGGTTACCGCCTGGTGTCTAGATGTGACTACTCAGCGTGCATGCAGGCGGTTACAGGAGGTAATGATGGGCGCCGTAGCCCGGGGGCCGGGTCTCCGACCGCACGGCTCTTATCCAGGCTGCGGCGCCGGCTCAGGATATGCTCACACGGCCCCGTCGTCTAGACGGCCGAGGACGCCAGGCTCTCAACTTGGTAACGCCAGTTCGAATCTGGTCGGGGCTACGGTAAGGCCCCGTCGTTTAGCGGCAGGACACCGCCCTTTCAAGGCGACAGCACCGGTTCGAATCCGGTCGGGGCTACTAGGATTCTCGTAGCGGGGTGACTGGAGTTAGGTACCAGCCCGGGCTCATAACCCGGAAACACGCGGGTTCGAATCCCGCCCCCGCCACTGATCCGGTGTGGCGCAATTGGCAGCGCAGCGCCCTGTTAAGGCGAGAGCTACAGGTTCGAGTCCTGTCACCGGAGCTATGGAGGCGTAGCTCAGCTGGCCAGAGCGCCCGGTTGTCAGCCGGTGGGCCGCGGGTTCGAATCCCGTCGCTTCCGCTATTCCCTGCCCCGGGCCCGGCGCATGCGCTGCCTGCGCTCGAACGCGCCGAGCTGGAAGAAGCTCCAGAACCGGCCCTATAGGAAGCCGAGCCAGAACGCGAGCCCGGCGGCTAGGAAGACTACGGCCCACATGGCACGGATGGTAACCGGGGTAGCACGGAATGACCAGGGCGGCTAGCTCAGCCGGGAGAGCGCCTACCTGACACGTAGGAGGGCACTGGTTCGAACCCAGTGCCGCCCACTACGCGCCCATCGTCTAAAGGACAAGGGCTCCAGACTACGGATCTGGCAATGGGGGTTCGAGTCCCTCTGGGCGCACGTGAACGGCCGCGCTTAAAGACGGCCCGGTGGACCAGGTAGCGCTGCCTGGGACCTCACAGCTCGCATCCGTCAAGTGCGAGCACGGGCGTTTAGCTCAGCGGGAGAGCGCCGCGTTCACACCGCGGGACTGCGCAGGTTCGATCCCTGCATCGCCCACCATGGCGGCCGAAGCCGAACAGGCTGAGGCACTGGACTGTGGATCCAGGTAAGCGGGTTCGAGCCCCGCCGGTCGCCCCAAGGCGGAGTAACCCTAGAGGCAAGGGAGCGGTCCGTAAAACCGTCGTCTCCGACACGGCAGGTTCGAGTCCTGCGTCCGCCACCAAGTCCCCATAGCTCAGCTGGATAGAGCACCGGCCTCCGGAGCCGGGCGTGCGGGTTCGAGCCCTGCTGGGGACGCCACGGCGGGATGACCGAGTTGGCTAGGTGCGCGCCTGCAAAGCGCGACACGCGGGTTCGAGCCCCGCTTCCGCCTCAAATGGCCAGTAGCTCAGTCTGGATAGAGCCGCGGTTTCCTAAACCGTGCGGCGCGGGTTCGAGTCCCGCCTGGCCAGCTAAGGACCGGACCCGCGCCGCGGTTCCTCTAAGGGGAAGCGCTCAGGCGCCCGGTGTCGGCGGGGCCTGGTCGGTGACGGGACCCTCGGACAGCGCGAGCTGCGAGGTGGCGCCCGGGTCCACGGTGATCGTGTCGGTGCCGGTGAGCGTGCCGTCGGTGGCGGTCACGTTGGCGGTGCCGGGGGCGTTGGCCACGACCACGCAGGACAGGCCGTCTGCGGAGGGCTGCAGCGTGACGACGGCGCCGCTGCTGTCCTCGGACCAGGTGACGGTGTCGCCGGTCGTCGGGGCGCCCTTGGAGTCCTCGGGCTTCACGCTCAGGGTGACTTGCTGGGTGTCGGTCATGGTCACGGCCATGGTGCCTGCTCCTCCTGGGGCTGGTACGGAAATCGTCGGGTTGTTCTTCGCGGGATCATGCTGGTCGAACGTGACCGGGGCGGCCGTGATGACCAACTGCGTGGCCGGAGCCAGGACCCACGAGGTCCAGGCCGCGGCCGTGTCGAGCACCTGCTCGGCGTCGGTGTGCTTGCTGTCGGCCCAGAATTTCGCCGCCGCGGCCAGGGCCGCTGTGCGCACTGCGATGTAGTCCGGGGCCGAAGTCAGCTGGACGGGTTCCACGCTGGGTATATCGGCAGCCACGGGCCATCAGCCTAGACCTGGCCGGATGTGCCCCGCGGGCGAACGCGTAAACCGGCCGGGCTGGTCCCGCCGGACCCGCTGAACGGCGTGCTGGGCGCGGCCGTAGGGCTCGCCGACACCGTGCTGGGGCTCGGGCTCGGGCTCGGCGGCGGGCTGGGGCTGGCTGACTGGCTCGGCGTCGGCGGGCCGGACGAAGTCGGCACATTCGACGTCAGGCTGGGTGAGGGTGTCCCTGCGGCCGGTGAGATGGGTGGCGGGCTCGGCGGAATGCTAGGCGGCGGCGTGTATGGCGGCGGTACGATAACTGGCGGGCTGGTGGTGGTGTGGTGGTGGTGACGCGGCTGCGTGGCAGCCGGGCGCGGCGGGGCCGTGACCGGCGGGCTGGGCGGCACTGGCGCAGGCGGTGTCCCGCCGCCCCGGGTCGCGTACACGGTGAGGACCGCGCTCAGCCCGGCGAACAGCAGGAACACCAGGACCGCTACCCCCCACGGGTAGCGCCGGTACTCGGCGAGGATGTCTTTCAGCCAGTTCACCTGGGGTACATCGGCAGGGGAGGTCATCACCGGGCCACGGCCGGTGTACCACCCGGTGACGGGAAAGTACCTGGGCAGCTCAGGGCAGCAGCAGCTATCCTGAGAGGGCTTCCCGCGAAGCTCATTGGCAGAGCGCCTGGCTCTTGGGACCGGGTGGGTGCAGGTTCAGTTCCTGCCGCGGGAACGGTACCCCGGTGTGCGCCAGCGTTAGAGCGGCCTGGCTCGTCATTCCGGGTGGTCGCCGGTTAAAATCCGGCCGCCGGGGTGCTTCTCATCCTTATGCTGGGCCGGTGGCGCAGCTGCTGTTCACGTGCGCGGCGGTCGTCAACGGCTGCGAGAGCAGGCTGGAGCTGAGCGCGCCGCGCGGGTTCAGGCTGCCGGATTACCTCGGCCAGGAGGGATCGCCCGGCTACGTGGCCCGCCTGGACTGGTACCTGGTGCACGAGCTGGATCCCCGGGTCGTGGCCGAGCTGCGCGCCCGCGGCTGGCGGCTCGCCTACGGGCGCTGGGTGTGCGGGGAGCACTGATCCGATTCCACAGGGGTGACCACACCAGGCGGCGGTCAGGGCCCGTACGAGTCGCGCCTGCAGCCGCCTGGCGGCATGGGGGTCACGACCCAGGGGTTCGGGCAGGAGGGCTACGTCCTGCCCGAGCAGCAGCAGCTGCCCAAGCCGCCCCCGGAGGGCGAGAACTTCGCTGTCGGCGTCCCCTACTTCCTGCCGTTCGCGACCCCGTACCGGGACAGCTGGGAGGTCTTCCGCGACGACCCGGTGTCTATCCGCCAGCTGATCGCCATGCGCAGGCGGGACGGCCAGGCCCGGGCGCTGTACCGGCTGCTGACCAAGCCGCTGCTGGCCAGCCTCAAGAACGCCGACGTCGTGCCCATCCAGGGCACCCTCGGCGGCACCGAGGAGGCCCAGTTCTGCAAGGACCTGCTGTTCGCGCCGCCGCAGATGGGCGGCATGACGCACTCGTTCTCCCGGTTCATCAAGCAGGCCCTGCTCGCGCTGTTCAACGGCTTCTCCGCCTGGGAGCTGATCTACTGGGTGCCGAAGCTGGGACCCAATGCGGGGAAAATCACCCTCCGGGAAGTGGACTGGAGGCCATCGGAGACCCTCACGTTCCTGCTCGACGGCCAGGGTAAATTCAACGGCTTCAGGCAAAGGACGTTTTTTCAGGGGCGCACGATTGATGTCAAGATCCCCAGGGAGACCGCTATTTACTACGCGCACGAAGAGGCCGAGCGCCCCTTCTACGGCGTGTCAATGTTCGAATCGGCATACTACCATTATGACAAGAAAGAGAAATTGTATTACATTGCGCACCTGGCCGCGCAGAGAGCAGCGGTCGGATTGCGCATCGGCACCATGGTCCCGAACGCCCCGGCCTCCGACAAGGACCACTTCATCCAGGCGCTGGCCCAGCTCGGCCTGGCCCAGTACATCGCGGTGCCGTCGGCCGACTGGACGGTGCAGACGCTGAACGAGGCGGCGGCCCGCTTCGACTTTTTGGGCTTGATCAATCACCACAATTCGCAGATGTCCAAATCGGTGCTCGCGCAGTGGTTCGACAATGAGCAGGGTGGCGGTCAGGGTGACAGCACGCTCGTAGATTTCGGCAAGCAGGAGGACACGACATACTATTTGATGCTGGAAGGGATACTGGAGGAGATCACCGAGCTGATAAACGTCCATATCTTCCCCCGGTTCGTGGACTGGAATTTCGGCTCGCACCGGTACCCGACCTTCAAGTTCAGCCCGCTGACCCAGGAGCAGAAGGCGGCCGTGCAGGATACCTTCGACAAGCTGGCGGCGGCGGGAATGCAGGCCAACGTCACGCCCGAGTTCATGCTGGACCTGGAGCAGCAGATGGCGGTCAACTTCGGGTTCGACATCGACTACGACAAGATCAAGCGCGACCGCGAGCGGCAGGCCCGGATGATGGCGCAGCAGGGCCCGCCGCAGCCGGCGCCGCCGGGGGCCGGGCAGGGCGCTCAGCCGGGCGGGGCGCAGCCTCCGGGGCCGCCTCCCCCGGGGCCGTTCCCGCCGCCGGGCTTCGCTCCGCCGGAGACGGCGCCGGGCGGGCCCGGCTTGGGTGGCGGGCGCGGCCCCGGGCCGCCGCAGCTGCAGGGACGGGGCGCGTGAGCGCCGAGGACGAGCTGGCCGCGCTGGCCCGATCGCTCGTCCAGGAGATCTCGGTCGCCCGGGCCATGGCGCTGGCCTGGGGCGTAGAAGGAGATGTCACGGGCCTGGCCCGTGGCGGGGAGCCCCGGACTGGAAGGCCTGGCGGGAACGTGCCGGGGCCGGCGGGAGAGGCGGGCAGCCCCGCGGTGAGGCCACCGCCCTGGCAGCCGGTGCCCCCGAGGCGCGGCGCCGGGGCGGTGCATCCGCAGCTGGGCCACCACCTGTACCGGCACCCGGGCGACACCATCAGCTACCACGCCTACCGGCACCTGGTCGAGCCGTCCGATCCGGTCCCGGTAGTGCCCGCCGCGCGGTCGGAGCCAGCCGATTCCGCAGGCCGTGGCGGAGTCCGAGCTGGGAGCGCAGGTCGCCGAGGCGGTCAGCGCGGCGCTGGGGTCCGCCGCCGCTTACCTGTCCCTGGTCACCCAGACCAACCCGCTCGGCTCCGCCAGCCAGCTGCTGGCCCGGCCTGACGTCGGCGCGGTCCTGACCGAAGCCCTGGACGAGGCGCGGGCCGCGGCCGGGGATGCCGTCCGGCAGGGCTGGTACGCGCAGGTCCCGGCGCTGGCCGGCGAGCCCGCGCAGCTGGACCGGCTGCTGGACGACATCGGGCGCGTATTCGGGAATGTAGGCCACCTGCACGCGGTGATCCGGCGTGCGCACGCCTCGGTCCCGCCGCGGCCGTTCGTCCCGGGCGTGTCCGAGCCCGGGACCGCCCCGGTCATGCAGGCCTCGGCCGAGCGTGCCGAGGCGGTCCGCTGGGCGCTGCTGGACTGGAGCCGCCAGGCGGCCCTGAGGGCCCGCATGACGGTCTCGACCGCGGAGGGCGCTGCCCGGACGCTGGCCGTGCTGCAGGCCGCTCGCGGCCTGCGTGATCGCGGGGAGCTGGTGCTGAAGCGGTGGCGGGCGCACGTGGAATACGAGTCATGCTGCTTCTGGTGCCGCCGCCTGGACGGGGTGACCATCGGCCTGCGCGACTCGTTCGCCCCGCACCTGGGCGGCCCGGCCCGGATGCCGCAGGCCGTCCCCCGCCACGTCCGGACCCTGGCGGGGGAGCGGAAATTCGGCCGGCCCGCCGGCGCGCGGATCCTCTATACCCAGCCGCCCCGGCTGTACCATGGGGACCTGCAGGGACCGCTCCTGCACCCGTTCTGCCGGTGCTGGCTGGAAATTGCGCGGAGAGGAGGCGGCCAGGAGCAGCGCCGGGCGGCTCGGCCGCCGGCCGGTTTCCTGAGTGCGTCGGAGGTACGCGCGGTACCCGAGGACAGGTACCAGGCTGATATGGCATTCCTGCAGGCTGCCATGCACGAGCTTAACCTGGTACTGAGGAGGCTCGCGGAGGGAATGTGACGTCCGGGAAGGGGGTGCTGGTGGTCACGCGGCGCTGGTTCGCGGACAGCTCGGTGTCCTACGCGCTGGCCGCCATCCGCCTCATCGAGTACGCGCGCGCGCACAAGGAGCAGCACTTCGAGTTCGGCCCGATGGACGCCGAGGCCATGCGGGAGTCCGGGCTGACCGTCTCCGGCCCTGACCTGGACGGCATCGCTGAGCTGCTGGACGGCATCCCCGGCCTGGTCGAGCAGAACATCAACGGAGGCGAGGCCCCGGTCCCGATTACCTGAGCGTGTCCGGGTGGGTGGTCCGCAGCGAGCCGGACGACCTCGCTCTGGCGCAGGTCCGCGGGTACCGGCGCATGGAACGGGGACGCCCCGAGGTGGTCCGGCCCTACACCACCAGGCGGTGGTGGATCCCCCACCCGGACTGGCTGAAGGGCCAGCAGCGGTGGATCACCGCGGGCGAGGCCGCCTGGCGCGAGCGCGGGGCGGCGGCCGAGGCCGCCGAGGACCTGCGGGACGAGAAGCTGGAGGGCGACGAGAACGGCGAGGTGGAGCGGCCCGGCGGCGGCCGGGCGCCCATCGCGCGCGAGGAGCGGCCCGAGGCCGAGGGCACGGTCGGGCAGGGCACCATGTGGGAGCGGCCGGTGCACGGCTATGCCCGGCCGAACCCCGAGCGGCTGACCCGGGAGAAGGCCAAGGGCAATGCCTACGCCCGGCCCGAGGACCACCCGTTCTTCCGGAAGCACTCCGTTGCCGGGGCCAAGGAGAACATCAAGGCCGCCTTCCGCGATACCACCCCGGCGGAGAAGTACGAGGGCCGCCGCTGGTACCCGGACATGGCCCGGCTGGCCTGGGCGCTGGGCGGCGGCGATGCCCGGCACGGTGCCACCCAGCTGTCCGCCTACTCCCCCCAGGTCAGCTGGCCGCTGAACATGTTCCGGGCGGCCCGTGCGCTGGCCGAGGGCCGCCCGCTGGGCAAGGGCGAGGGCGGCGTCATGCCCGTGCACACCCAGATGTCTGCGGCCGGGTTCGCCGGCAAGGGCTTCGACGAGGTGTTCAACGGGCCGAAGACCAACGCGTTCGCCCGGCTCGGCGAGACCGGCCTGGACCATCCCAGTGATCCCATCGGCCGGGTGGTGGTCGACCGGCACGGCCTGAATGCCGCGCTGGGCGGCACGCTGAGCGATGAGGAGCTGAAGCTCGCCCCCATCGGGGATTACGTGTTCCACGAGTACGTCGCCGACCAGTACCGCGAGGCAGCGGCCGACCTGTCCCAGGAGACCGGGCAGGAAATCAGCCCGTCCGAGCTGCAGGCCATCGTCTGGCTGCGGCAGCAGCGGCTGAACGAGTCGGCCACCCGGGCTGCCGCGGCGGCCGGGGAGCGCAAGGCCAAGGGCGCCATGGGGCTGTACACCGCGATGCGGAATCACTGGCAGCGGTGGGAGACCTACTCCCGCGAGCACGGCATCCGCACCGAGCTGGGCACGACCTCGCTGGCCCCCAAGCCCATCACCGCGGCCGAGGCCCGCGGCGACAGCCCGCCCGTCTCGGCCGCGGAGTGGTTCGACACCGCCACCCGCGGCCGGGACATGATTGGCGCGATGCTGGACAACTCCAGCCCGCCGACCGGGCTGACCGAGAACTGGGATGCGCTCGAACAGCAGGCCTGGCAGGAGGTCCAGCAGTCCTGGGGCGGCATGACCATCGACGCGCACACCGGTATCCCGCTGGCCGGCGACGAGAACCTGTACGCGGTCACCGCCAAGCTGCCGTTCGGCTACCAGACCGTGGAAATCCCGGAGACCGCCACCGAGGCCCAGTTCAAGAGGGCCATGGACCGGGCGCTGAAGGACTTCGGCCCGCTGCTTGCCGCGAAGGGCTACCACCTGGGCATCTTCCATGACGACGAGAAGGGCACCATCGAGTTCGACCCGGTGGTGGTGACGCCCAGCCTGGAGGACTCCCGGGCCCTGGGCGCATATTCTCATAATATTGGTGGCGCCTACAACTTCGCCGACGGTAATGGATATTTTCCACCACATATTCGAGAAGAACCGCCGCCTGCGTCTTCGCCTGTTCCGCCATCCGCGTCTCCGCCAGGGTCGTCGTCTGCGCGCGGAGCATCGCCTGGCCCGTAGTACTAGGCATGCCACGTGTTAGCACTGAGGGACGTGTCTTGAGGCTGCTGCCTGAGCTATACTGGGGTCAAGGAGGAGCCATGGCAGACGGGAATGCGCCGGAGCGGGGGGCCGCCGGGCAGCCGGTGAAGTTCAAGGGCACCGGGCACTGGCATGCCGAGGCCCGCAAGGCAAACGAGCAGGAGGACAACGTCTTCATCCAGTTGCACGACGCGGCCCGGATGCTCCAGGACCGGCACGAGGACCAGGCGGCCCAGCTCGTGCTGCAGGCGTTCAACTGCCTGCGGGACAGCCAGTTCGAGGAGGCCGGCGAGGCGCTGCGCGCGGCAGCCCGGTCCGCCGATGCCAGGAACCCGGCGTACGCGCAGGGCCTGCGGCTCATGGCCGAGAAGCTGCCCGAGGACAACAGCCCGGCTCAGCCGTCACGGCCGCGCCGGGGCGGCGAGGACACCGGCAGCCTGCCGGCGCTCGACTCGGAGTAGCCGCTTAGCAGGTCGATTATGCCCGCATGGGCGATGACCTGCGCTACATCATCCCGTCCCCGGCTGACGCGCCGTTCAGCCTGGTTGAGGACGTCCCGGTCGAGCTGGCCCGCAGCCGCAAGGTCACCGGCAGGCTCTTCGAGAAGCACATCCTGAACAAGGGTCCGCTGATCCACCCCAAGACCGGGGCGCGCATCGACATCGACGATGCCTTCGTCTCCGCGCTGGAGCGCAATTTTGCCTCGGGCGTGTGCGACATCGTCCAGGTGCCTCTCGCGAACGACCAGAACGAGCACGTGGAGAGCCCGGGCGCGAATCTCGGCGAGGTGGTCGGCATCCAGCACCGCGGCGGCAAGGTCTACGCGCTCATCGACGCGCGCCAGGACGCGGACAGGTTCGGCAAGACCTACCTGGGCGCGAGCGCCTTCCTGTCCACCAACTACACCGACACCGCGACCGGCCAGAAGGTCGGCCCGGCCCTGCTTCACGTGGCGGTCACCAACCGGCCATACGTCACTGGCCTGGACGACTACAAGGAAGTCCTGGCCGCTTCGGACGATAGTGCAGGCGAGGTCGTCGTGCTGACTGCAGCGGAGGAGCCCGTGCCACTGACGAGGGAAGAGCTGCTCGCCGCTCTGAAGAGCGAGCACGGCATCGACGTCGCGGAGCTGCAGCTGGCCGCCGCCCGCCCGGGCCCGGACCCGGCGGCGCTGTCCACCGCGGTAGTCGAGGCGCTGCGGTCCTCCGGGGTGGTCCAGCTGGCCGCGCCGGACGAGCAGGTCAGCCAGGATGACGTGGTGGCCGCCGTGCTGGAGCTGGCCCGCTCCAACACGGCGCGGGACGCCACCATCGCCGACCTGCGCCGCCGCGAGGCCGAGCACGAGGTCGACGGCTACATCCAGGCTGGGCGGGTGCTGCCCAAGCAGCGGGACGCGTACGTCACGCTCGCCCTGTCCGACCGGGACATGCTGACCGCCCTGCTGCCCGAGGAGCCGGTGGTCAAGCTGAACAACCAGGAGGGCCTCAGCGGGCCGGACGGGGACCAGCGCCAGGAGCAGGACATCGACACCGAGGTGGCGCGGCTCACCGCTGCGCACTCCCAGTTCTTCTCGCCCAACGGCACCAAGACCAGGTAGACGGGGAGGCGACCTAGATGCCAGCCAGCGACAGCGTGGAGTTCGACTACCCGGCCCAGTACCAGAAGCCGACTCATGAGCAGGGCGCACCCTACGGTGACGAGTTCCATGCCGAAGCGGTCGCCGAGCTGCTCCTGTCCATGGCCGGCTACACCCAGCGGGGCGTCACCTTGGCCGCGGGCCAGGGCGTGCTGCCCACCGGCTGCGTGGTGGCCAGGCACACGGCCAGCGGCAAGTACTTCGCCTACCAGGCCGCCGCCACCGACGGGCGGGGCGTGGCCATGGGCGTGCTGCGCGATGCGCGGGACACGGGCGGCCCGGGCGCGGCCTCGGTGGCCGCGTACAACTCCAACACCAACAGCGTGAACCCGGACGGTATTACGCTGGCCGGCGGCACGGTCGTGTTCCCGGCCAGCCCGGCGGGCAAGGTGGCCAACGACGCGCTCGGCAACATGGTCATCCGCGGCATCCTGAACGGAAACATCGTGTCTGGCACCGAGACCACCAACGTGGTCGGCAACGGCCTCGGATCCGGGGCAGGCCAGATCCTGGCCCAGCTGGGCGCGCGGTACGTGCCGTACGGCGGTTCGGTCGCCGCGCAGGGCCCGGCGCCGTTCCCCGGCGGCCCGATGGACGGCCAGCTCCCGGCCACCGCGCCTGGGGTGAACGCGTTCGTGTTCTGAAGCAATTCAGAAGTAACTTTCAGGTTTGTTGTGCGTAGCGCCTGCTGGGCCCGATAGGGCAGGTATGCCCCGTTCACTGATGATCCGTGTCGCCGCGGTCTTGGGCGCAATCGTCGCCGCGCTGGCCATTGGCGGCACCGCCCTGGCGGCCAGCACTCATGCGGCTGGCCCGGCCGACACCAGTTCGCCGACCCCCACCGTGACCGTGACCGTGACCCCGGCGGCAACCGTGACCCCGGCGGCAACCGTGACCCCGACGCCCACCGTGACTGTTAGCCCGAGCAGCACGCCCGCGGTGACGTCCCCGGCCGCCCCCACTGCGCCGCCGTCGGCGAGCCCGTTTTCCGGCTGCCGGCTGGCGACTACCGCCGAGTCCACTTACTCGGTGGTCCTGCACCGGACCGTGGTCATCCACGTGCCGTCCATCATCTGTGTCAGTCTCCGGAATCACGTGTCCGTGTACATCCTGAGCTGATTCGGCTCGTGAGGGGGAAGCCACCTGAGAGGAAACCGCTCATGACCGCTGATATGTCCCGCCGCACCCTGCTGCGCCTGGGCCTGGTGGGCGCGCCCGCTGCCGTCGTCTTGCTGAAGGGCGGCGGCCGGGCGCTGGCCAGCCCGGCGTCCGCTTCAATGGCGCTCGACCCGACCCGGGCCGTCTCGGTGCCCGGCCAGGACCCGTCCGGCGCCATGTTCGGCCGGATGTTCCCCAAGCTGACCGGGTTCGTCCCGAACGGCGACCCGGCCACCGCGCTGGCCGCGCTGGCGGATGCCATGCTCCAGCCCGGCGGCAAGTTTGACACCACGTTCGGTGCCGCCCGCACCTACGCCCTCCAGATCCTCGACCACGACGTGACCCTGGACGTGCAGCCGCAGCCCACCGCCGCGTTCTCCTTCAAGGCCAAGTCGGCGCGTGACCCGCTGCTAGATCCGGACGGCAACCCGGTCCTGGACTACGAGACCAAGAAGGTCGACTTGTCCATGATCTACGGCGGCGGCCCGAGCGTGTCGCCCGAGCTGTACCAGGCCGACAAGCTGCACTTCATCGTCGGCCCCAACGTCAACGGCGTCGTCGACCTCCCCCGCCGCGCGGACGGCTCGGCGATCGTGGTCGAGACCCGCGACGACGAGAACGAGATCATCTCGCAATTGCATGTCTCGTTGCTGCTGTTCCATAACGCCGTGGTCGACCAGCTCAAGATCAAGCACTTCGCCAAGGCCCAGAAGACAGTCATCCACTACTGGCAGTGGCTCATCCTGCATGACCTGATGCCGACATTCTTCGGCCAGCAGACCATCACCGACATGCTGGACGGCAAAGGCCGGGTCTACGACCCCGGCGCCGACGTGACCAAGCCCGTCATGCCGATCGAGTTCTCGGTCGGCGCGTACAGGTTCGGTCACTTCTTGGTCAGGAACGCCTACGCGCCCAACCCGGTGATCTCCCCGAACTCCGACAGCCGGAACAACCTGTTCACGGGCGTGGCCGGGGCCACCGGCACGGCCGGAGGAGGCGGCGTGCCGAACAAGTCCGCGGGTGACCTGCACGGCGGGTATCCGCTGACGCTCGACCACCAGATTGACTGGCGGCAGTGGCACGAGGCGCTGTATGACCCCTCGGTGCCCGGCCTGGCGCTCCAGGTCCTCAAGCAGCCCGGCGCCGATGGCCTGCACATGGTCGCGCAGTCGCTGTTCGGCCAGCCGCCCGGCGCGGCGCTGCTCGGCACCGGGGCGGGCCTGCCGATCGGCGGCCCGAGCGGCGCGCAGCCGTCCGGGTCCAACTCGCTGATGTTCCGCGACTTCATCCGCGCGTTCTTCTACCAGATGCCCTCCGGGCAGGACGTGGCCAGGGCCTACGGGCTGACCCCAATTGCGCCCGGCACGGCGATCGACCCGACCGTCATCCCCGGCTTCGAGGACGGCACGCCGCTGCTGTTCTACGTCGGCTACGAGGCGTTCCTGCAGAACCAGGGCGTCACCACGGTGGACAATTTCGACGGCACCGGCACGGCCGGCAACAACACCCAGGCGATGCTCGGCCCCGTGGGGGCCAGGATCTGCACTGATGTGCTGCTGCGCCTTCTCCAGGTCGACAAGGGCGGTGCCATCGCCAGCAACTTCAAGCCAGCGGCGCCGATTGCCGCGGCGGACGGGTCGTTCGGCCTGGCGGACCTGCTGAGGTTCGCCGGGGTGGTCCCGTCCGGCAGCAGCCCGGCCCCTGCCCTCGGCCAGAACGCCGGCCCGCAGTCCTGATCGCATCCCGGCCGCGGCACTTGTCCGCGCGAGACCCCCGGCGTCGCAGCGCCGGGGGCTCTCGCGTGCCCGGGTCGATAAGACCGGGTAACCGCGATCATGCGGCCAGGCCAGCCAGGTGGCTCCCCCGGGGGGGCGGCGCAGGCCGGGCACCGGGCAGGTGCCGCTGCCTCCGTAGCGGAAAGCACCTGAAAGGGAGCCGGCAAATGCCAGACATCAGCCTCCTTGAGCCCGTGGTCCTGCGCGGAGTCGTGGAGAAGTTCGTCACGCCGGAAACGCTCGTGCTCATGAACAGGCTGGATCAGACTCCCTGGCCTTTCCCGTCCGCGACATGGGATGTGGTAAAGGGCTCGCGTGCGGTCGCTAAGCCTAACGTCCCCAATTCGGAAGCGCACATAATTTCCCGTCTCGGCCGCTCGCAAGAGTCGGCTGCATTCATTTATCTTCGCGAGAAGAAAGTGTTCGAGCCGACCACCCTTCACTGGCTCCGGGTGCCCGGGGAAATCGCGCGGGTAAACGCCGAGCAGGCAGTCCTCCGCGAGATCAATGACCTCAATATGAGGTTCGACAATTTTGCGGAATGGAGCTGCTGGCAGGCCCTCGGCGGCGGTATCAATTACAACTACGCGGACATCCAGGCGGTCGTGGACTACAAGTTCCCCGCCTCGCATTTCGTCACCCCGGCCACGCCGTGGGTCAACAACCCCTCGCTGGTCTACTACACGACCGGCGGCACGGGCACCGGCTCGCCGAGCAACCCGCTCACGCTGGGCCAGGCGGGCACGCGGCTGAACGCCGGGACCGGTACGATAACGTACGCCAACCCGGTGTCCATCCTGGAGGACGTCCGCTCCTGGAAGCGGGTCGTGCAAATCCACGGGCGCGTCCCGGCCAAGGAAGTATTCGCGACCTCGGTGACAATGGCGGCCCTCATGGAAGCCTGGACCCAGGCTACCTCCGGCGCCACGGTCAATATCCCGGCGACCATGCTCTCAGATCGTATGAAGGACGAGTTTTATAGCACGGGCATAATGTCCGGCTTTATGGGGCTCGTATGGAACACAGTGGAGCAGGTCTTCGAGTCGGACCTCGGCAATATCAGCTTTTTTGTCCCCGATGGACAGATGTATTTGGGCAACTACACCGACCAGCGGCCTATCGAGCTGCTAATCGGCCCGACCGCCGATGATGAAGCGCCCGATGGATTTACTGGAAAGTACGCGAAAACCTGGAAGGAAAAAGATCCGTCGGCCAGGCAGTACCTTCTGGAATGGCATCTTCTGCCTATTGTGACCAGGCCTGAGCAGATGCTCGTGGCCACCGGCATCATCGGCACCGGAGCGACCGCGGCCCCGGCCGGGTACTGGGCTGGCGCGGTGGGCAACGCCCCGGGCGGCGGCACCATCGACTAGCCTGGCGGCATCGCTCTGCTAGCCGTCACTGTCGCGTTCACGGTCAGCGGGCAACGGCAGGACTACCTGCGCGCGGCCCTGGAGTCCTGGGCCCGGGTCCGCGGTGCAGACGACGCCTACCTGCTGTTCTGCATCGAGCCGGACCCGTCGTTCCCGGTGGCGGACTTCGAGGCCTGGGCGGAGCGGTCCTTCCGGCACGCGCACTGCTCGGTCAACCGCGAGCGCCTCGGCGTGGTGGCCAACACGCGCCGGGCCCTGGATCTCGCCTTCCGCAGCAGCGCCCCGTTCGCGGTGCTGGCCGAGGAGGACGTCGTGGTGTCCGCCGACGTGCTGGAGTACTTCAGCTGGGCTGCGGCGACCTATGCGGCGGACCCGGACATCATGATCGCCTGCGCGCACGTGCTGTCCAGCCGGGATGCCCGGGCGGGTGCCGTCGTGCGGCTGCCGTGGTTCAGCCCGCTGACCTGGGGCACCTGGAAGGTCTGCTGGGAGGAGTTCATCGAGCCCGGCTGGGGGGTGCCGGAGGGCAACGCGCTCGGCTGGGACGCCCAGCTGCGCATCCGGCTCGGCGAGGCGGGCGTGCGGTGCCTGTTCCCGCTGCGGTCCCGTGCGCTGCACATCGGCGAGGTCAGCGCGCTGTACCGCTCCGAGCTGTCCGCGCACATGTACCCGTCGACCCGCAGCAGCTGCTATCAGGAGGACTACCCGCCGCAGCGCTGGCATGAGGTCGCTGCCGGGGACGTGGACATCGTGGTGTAGGGCGGCCGATTCCCCGGGCGTGGCAGGACTGAGCGGAAAGCAGGTTATCGTCGACCCGGCCGCCGCGGCCGGGCAGCTGGTGCCGGACGGCCCGGCGGAAGAGCCGGGCCTGCCCGGCCCGGTGTGCGCGCTGGGCCACCAGAACGTGACCGGGGCCCGGTTCTGCGCGAGCTGCGGCCTGGACATGACCGCGCAGGCCCCGGACGCGGTCCGGGCCGAGGGGGTCCGGCCGCGGCCCGCGGCGCAGCTGAGCCCGGAGGAGCTGGCCGAGCGGGATAAGGCGCATGCCGCCGCGGTCGCCGAGACGGCCCGCTTCGAGGCCCAGCCGCAGGCCTGGCAGCCGACCGAGGGCAGGGCCGTGCTCATCCACTTCATCGACGACGGGCTGACCGCGTTCGGCCAGGTGTGGTACCGCGGCCAGGAGCTGGAGATCGGCCCGGATCACCCGCGCTGGGAGGAGGCCCGGGGCTGGATCCTGCTGAACCGGGCGCAGCAGGCCGAGCGGTGGGGCCGGCAGTTCTTCGAGCACGGGCCGTGGCCAGGGCGCCGCTCCTACACCGAGGAGCAGGGCGGCTTCCAGCAGCTGTCCGGCACCGACCACGCCGGCAACCCGGTGACCATCGCCGGGCCGGGCGAGGAGGCGCTGCGGCAGGCCGACGCGGCGGAGGCGAGGCGGGCCCGCGGCGTGCCCGCCCCGGCGTTCCGGTGAGCCTCCCGGCCGGCATCACCACCATCACCGTCACCGGCCAGCACGTGCTGGACATGGGTGGCGAGCCACTGAACGGGTTCTTCGTCTTCACCCCGTCCGGCCCGGTCAGCGACCCGGCCGCGGCCACGCTGCTGGAGGGCTCGGCGACCGGCGAGGTGATCGCCGGGGTGATGACGCCGCTGGTCATCCCGACGACTGACTCGGTGAGCCCGGCGTTCACCTACACCATCACGACCAGGCTGGCCGTCCCGGACGCCACCGCGCCGCCCCCGGTGACCGGGGTACCCATCCCGGCCAGCCTCGGCGCCACCGTCGACATCAGCACGCTGCTGTAGTGGACGTCCAGGTCACCGACCACGGCGGCCACCTGACCCTGGAGCTGCGGGAGCATCCGGCGATCTACCGGATCGGGCTCACCGAGCACGGGCTGCGCGACATCGAGTTCGCGCTAGCCCAGCGCCGGGCCGTGACCCGGCGGTGCACCGAGACGCGCGGCGAGCACAGCTGCGCCCTGGCGCCGGGCCATGGCGGGGCTCAGCATCTCTGCCGGGCATGCACCGTATGGTGGCCCCGCTCGTAGTGGCCGATGTTCTCCTCACCGGGGAGGGTGGCTCTACGCCCCCGCCTCCGGGGCCTTGAAGGCGAGGGCCGCATCACGGAGTCCGATCCCTGCTATGTGGCCTCTGACCCGAGTCCGGCCCCCTGAGGCGGAAACCGGGCTGCGCGCAGCCCTCCCCGGCCGATGTACCAGGTATGTGGCCGCTGCCCACCCTCGCCGAGCTGGCCGAGTACACCGGCCGGGCCGAGGTCAGCTACACCACGTACGTGAACAGCGCGCTGCTGCAGGCCACCATCATGTTCACCACGCTGACCGAGCTGGGCGTGGCTGACTACGGCGCGATGAACCCGGACGACCAGACCCTGGCCAACTCCGGCATCATGGCCATGGCCGACTACCTGTACCTGCGCTGGCCCTACCAGCAGGTCCTCGCCAACCCGCTGATGAGCGAGACGGTCGGGTCCTACAGCTACTCCAAGCCCATCCAGGAGATGGCCCGCAACGCCCAGGCGCTGGAAGTCACCGCTGAGCGCACCGGGGTCGACATGTTCGACCTGGCCGTCCGGTTCCTGGCCAGGCGGACCCGGGCCAACGGCGTCTTCTACGGGCAGATCACGGGGTTCGAGCGGTACAGCGAGCGCTACGACGGCGTGGGCATCGTGTGGGACAAGCGCGAGCAGCGGATGGTGATGGCCGGGCCGAGCGACCGGGACCAGATCGACTGGCAGATGTTCGACATCAACGCGCAAATCTTCCCCTCCGATCCTGGTCTCTAGCATAATGGCTGCTACACTGTCTTTATGCCGAAGACAGGAAGACCTCCTACCCTAAACTTCGAAGTCGGCCAGCGTATTGGCCGCGGTGTGGTGCTGGACCCTCAGATCAGGGTCACAGGCGGCAAGCGCGGGGCCTTGCTCCGCTGTGACTGCGGCAGCAACTACGAGGCCGCGCTGCTGTCTCTGGTGGAGCGCAGAGGCCGGATCAACACCACGTCCTGTGGCTGCGCGCGGCGGGAGCAGTCTGCGCGCATCGGCCGGGAGACCATCAAGGTTGCCAAGGCAGCCTGGGTCGCTAAGCAGCCAGGCTACGGGCTATCCGGGCATCCCCTCTACGCGGTCTGGCACAACATGTTGAGCCGGTGCGAGAACCCGGATAATGTCCGGTGGGAGCACTACGGTGGCCGGGGGATCGAGGTCTGTGACCGCTGGCACGACCTGCGCCAGTTCATCGAGGATGTCGAGACGGAAATAGGGCCGCATCCCGGGCGTGGCTGGAGCCTTGACCGCCGGGACGGAAACGGCAATTACGAGCCAGGCAAGGTGCGCTGGGCGACGTACTCACAGCAGAACCGCAATAAGGATCGGCGGGATGGCCGTTCCAAGGGCGTGAGCAAGATCAAGGACCTGCGCTACGGGGAGGGGCGCACCGGCTGGGTCGCGCGTATTCACCTCGGGACCTTCCTCACCGAGGATGAGGCTGCCGGGGTCTACCAGCGGGCGGTCGCCGTACTAGAGCGCGAGGGAATCCTGACGTGACCCGTCGCATCCTGATCACCTGCTCCCGCAGCTGGAACGACTGGGCGCTGGCCTGCCGAGTGCTCGGCCGGGCGCACGAGCTGGCCCCGGACGCCGTCCTGGTCTCCGGGCATGCCCGGAAGGGCGACCAGGACCTGGAGCGCATCTGGAAGGACCTGGGCGGCCAGGTCGAGCCGCACCCGGTCAGGAACTGGTACCGGGACGGCCGGTTCAACCCGCGGGCCGGCTTCGAGCGCAGCGAGGCCATGGCTGATCTCGGTGCCACCGCGTGCCTGGCCTTCATCGGGCCGTGCGAGAAGGAGGATTGCCCGCTGCACGGCTCGCACGGCTCGCACGGCGCGGTGCACTGCGCCGACTATGCCGAGAAGCGCTGCGGCATCCCGACCCGGCGGTTCACCGACCCGATTCTCCGGGCGTGATGGCTGCGCTGCGCTACCTGCTGCTCGGCCTGCTGGTAGCTGCCGTGGTCATCGACGCGGACGGCAAGCTGCACGCGGGCTATGTCCTGCTCGGCGCGGCCGGGGCGGTCCTGGTCTACGTGGCCTGGCGGATGCTGCGCAACCGTCCGGTCAGGAGCATGATCGCCCGGCTGGAGTCTGACCCGGACACCCAGTACAGCGTGCACCGCTGGGGCGTGCTGTACTGGCTCATCAATTTCCCCATTGTGGCCTGGCTGTTCTTCTTCCATCGCAGCTTCTGGGAGACTGTGGGCATCTTCATCACGCTCGTCTACTCGGTGTACGCCAATCTGGCGACAGATTACGGAGCCATGAGCGCGGCCCTGGCCGCCAAGGGCGTCCAGCCGCCGCCGGAAATCCCGCTGGAGGAGCGGTGAGCAGCCCGTATGTCCCGTTCGCGCCGGGCCAGGCGGGGCTGGCAGCGTTCTACACCTCCACCGTGCAGGTGCTGCGGCTCAACGAGACCCTGCAGGCAGGCGGGGGCATGACCATGTCCTGGCAGCGGGTCACTGCCATCGTCGACCCGCTGCTGGACCAGCCCGGGCTGATGAGGTGCCGGATCGACCTGACCTTCCTGCGGCCCGGCAAGGACGCCCCGCCCGCCTACGTGGCCGGCCGGGCGCCGGACCGGGTGGGGGTGTGCTACTTCGGCGTGACCGCCGACGCGAACGGGGTGCCGCTGGTGCTGGCCGCGGACCGGCTGCAGTGCGTGGTCGGGCCCATCTTCGGCACCTTCGAGATCCGCCAGATCCCCGACGTCGCCCAGGACCTGGTCGGCGCCAGCCACTGCGAGGTCCAGGTCATCGAGGTCAGCCAGCAGCTGCAGCCGGGCAGCCCCACCCCGTTCCCCGGTAGTCCGCCATGACCGTAGTAATGCTCATGGGCCGGGTGTATGGACAGGTCGGGGACGACCACGCACCCGGCCCAGGGTCATCCTGATGGGCGTCGTCTTCTGGGTCGACCTGAATGGCGCCGGCGACGAGCTGTCCCGGCTGGCCCGCGGCCCGGGAGCGGCGACCGTCGGGCGGTGGGAGAGCGCGCTGCTGGCCTGCTACGCGGTCAGCGAGGCCCGGGTGCACGTGATCACCGGGGGGCTGAAGGGCTCCGGTCACCCGGAATCCGACTTCGGCTTCGGGACCTGGCGCGGCGAGGTGAGCTACGTCCGCGACCCCGGCATCTTCGAGCTGGCCCGCGGGCAGGCGCCTACTCCGAAGACCACGCCGCATCATCATCCCGAGGGGATGCACTACTTCTTTGACCCCGGCGGCCCTGAGTTCGAGCACGAGGTCCGGCAGGCCCTGTGGGACTGGGTTACCGACGGTAAGGGCGGCGACGCGCCCAGCGGCGGCCTGGGGCCCTACAGTGGCGGATCTTAGCGCGCCGGGCCCTGGCCGATGAAGCAGGGCCCGGCGCTACCCGTTTCGCGGAGAGTGTCTCGGCGCGCCCGGACCGGCGTTAACCGGCGCCGGCAGCCTGGCGCAGCGGAGGGGTGCTCTGAGCGGCCTCCCACGTTACCGGCCGGCCGGGCCGCTTGTCCCGATATTGGCGGGCATGGACGACGTGGCGAGCGGCGCGGTCAAGTTCCTGGCCGGGTTCCCCGACGTCACCTCGCTGCTCGGCGCGTTCCCGGCCGGCGACCTCAACCAGGCCAACGCCGGGCGGCCGTGGCTGTTTGCCGACACCAACACCGGGGTGTTCAAGACCATGGAGGGCAGCTCGGCCTCCGCCATCGTGTGCGCCGACTTCGGCGGCTGGTCGGTGCCCGAGGTGCTCGGCACGCTGCGGTTCCGGCGGCTGCGCCTGGACGTGTGGACCGACCCGCTGCGCGATGCCTCGCGCAACCTGACCGAATCGTCCTCGCTGACCACCAACCGGGGCCTGGCCGTGTTCGCCGCCGCCCAGTTCCGCCTGCAGCGTACGGACCCGGACGCCCTGCTGTGGGGGGACCTGGTGACCGTCGACTGCCACCTGCTCACCGACATCCAGTTCATCCCGGTGCCGGACGGCGACGGGCTGCTGCGGGGCACCGCGTATTACGGGGTGGGCACTGCGGGCTGGACCGATGCGGCAGAATAGGGAATCCCGCGCGCCGGAGGGGATGGGGGATTCGCCGTGCCTGCTGACCGCCCGCTGAAGGTCATCGTCAAGAGCCCGTTTAGCGAGTTCTCTGGGTACGGCACTGACGGCTGGGGCCTCATCCGGGGGCTGGACCGCTGGGGCTGCGAGGTGTACCCGCAGCCCACCTGGCTCGATGTGCCCATCCCCCGGGACCTTGTGCACCTGTTCACGCGCGAGCTGAAGCCGCCGTTCGACTTGCTGATCAATCACTGGGATCCCGCTCACCTGTACATCACCAGGGAGGCGCGCCTGGCTACCAGGGTGGCGGTCGCCTGGTGCGTATCACAGAACGTGGAAATCTTCACCAGGCGAGGCTGGCTCTGGCATGAGGAGATCGAGGCCAGTGACCAGGCACTCGGGATCAATCCGGCGACCGGCTTGTCTGAATGGCAGGACATCCGGGATGTTTACCGGTCGGGCGATGCGTGCCACGAGATGGTGCGCCTGAAGGCGCCCGGGCACGAGTCGCTGACTAACCCGTCGCACCGTTGGCTCATCCGGGACGCGGCGCAGCACCTGGCCTGGCGGACGTCGGCGGCCTTGAAGGCGGGTGACCAGATCATCCGCAGCGTGCCGTGCGCTCAGCTGCCGCAAGAGTCCAAGTACACGGATGCGTTCGTTGAGCTGGTCGCCTGGACCTACACCGAGGGATGGCTGGAGCGCGGGAAGTCTGTCCGCATCGGGCAGAATGAGCGCGTCAACCCGTCCAAGACGCAGCGCATCCGCGCGGCGCTGCTGGCTCTGTGCGGACCGGCTCAGCCGAACGGGAAGCCCGAGGCATGCGACTTGTGCGGTAGCACTAAGCCAGACAGCCTCGGCCGGGTCACCCGGGCGCGCGGGCTGTGCCACACCTGCTACATGCGTGAATCCGGTCGGGGCGCTCTCGGGCAGCGGGCTGGGTATCAGACCTGGACCGAGGCGCCACCTAAGCCGGACGGGATGATCATCTTCAATATCTCTCGCCCGGTGTCTCAGGAGGTCCTTGCCGCCTGCCCGGGCAAAGTGCCGTCGATGAGGTTCCTGCTGTCGCTTACGCCAGCTCAGCTGGAGCTGTTCATTAAGGTCAGCCTGCTGGCTGACGGGCATGAATGCGAGAGCGAGCGGGTTTTCTCGCAGGCTCGCGGGCCTCGCTTGGATGCTTTCGTGGCTGCCTGCGTGCTGGCCGGCCAGCCGGTGTCCCGGCCGCACAGGACTCAGCATCCGCACCTTGCTACGGTGCGCCTCTCTTCCCGGGACACGGCGGTGCTCAATACCCGGTCACCGACCCGAGAGACGTACCAGGGCGTGATCTGGTGCCCGTCGGTTAAGCACGGGAACTGGCTGGCCCGGCATGAGGGTCACATCTTCTACACAGGTAACACGATGTGGGAATTTGCCGGCGGCCCGGGCAGGGACGGCAGGGGCGTGTCCGGGCTGGTCCCGCACTGCCGGGGCCGCACCCGGCTGCCGTCGGCGCTGCGCTGGTTCGACCTGCTGCTGGGCTATGACGAGGTGAGCCTGGCCGCGCTGGAGCCCTACATCCCGCGCCGGGTATGCCGCGGCGTCCTGCAGGGCGGCTACGACAGTTCGGAGTGGCACTTCCTCACCCGGGACTGGGACGGCCTGGGCCGGTTCGGCTTCCTCATGCACGGCGCGCTCGGCGCCCGCAAGTGCCCGTGGACCGCCATCCAGGCCTTCAACGAGCTGAAGTTCGAGCGGCCGGGCCCATGGCCGGACGGCTTCGACAACGCCACCTTCGCGCTGCATACCATCTTGCCGGGAGACCTGTTCCCCGAGCTGAACAAGGTCTTCGAGGAGCAGCGGATCAAGGTGTTCGTCGACGCGTTCGACCACCGCACGCTGCAGGACTTCTACGCCTCCGGGCACGTGCTGCTGGCGCCGTCCAGGGGGGAGGGCAAGAACCTGCCCGCGCTGGAGTTCATGACCACGGGCGGGGCGGTGGCCGCCACCGACTTCGGCGGCCACCGGCAGTGGCTGAACGCCGACTACGCCTACCCGCTGGGCTACGAGCTGGCCCCGACCTTCGAGCAGAAGCCGTGGGCCGCTCATGACGCCCGGGTCCAGGTGCCGCACCTGAAGGACGTCATCTGGCACATCTACACGCATCGCGAGGAGGCCCGGCGCAAGGCCGAGCTGGCCGCCCGCACCATCCCGCTGATGTGCGACTGGCAGGTGGTCATCGAGGCGCTGTTCCGGCGTATCCGCGACGAGGTGGCCGGCCCGGGCGCGGCCGTGTACGACCTGGCCATGGGCTGCCGTCGGGAGCCGGAGGAGGCCGGCATCGCCGCGCTGGCCGCGCCTGCCGGGTGGAGGCGCGGGTAAATGGTGACGATCAGCCGGGGCATGGCCCCGGAGAGCTTGACTGTGGTCGAGGTCCGCTGCCCTGTTCCCGAGCAGCTGCCCAGCGGCCGGTGCAGGCCGGGCCGCCTGCTGCTGAAGCTGCGGCTGGCCGGCGGGCGCCCGTCTTACGTGCATCCGGACAACCTCATCGAGCTGACCTGCGAGGACTGCAAGTACCGGCTGAAGCAGGCAGGTGTCCGGGTCGGGCGGGTGCTGCACCGTTATGACCTTGCAGGCTGTCTCGTCCAGACTCTGACCGAGGACAGGGATGATCCTCGTAGTAGCAGGTGACCTTGCGGAGACTCTGGCTGAGGGCGGGCCTGGTCTCGGGTTAAGCTCACCTGTGCCGGGAGGTGGGGCCCATGACCGCAGTGACAGCCGACAACGACGCCAGGCTCGCCAGCATCATCGACTCGATGGACGACGAGGAGGTGGAATGCCGCGGCCCGGCCGGGCACTCGTTCGCACTGGACAGGCGCCGTCGCAAGGGCTCGCGGCTGAAAGGCGTGGAGGCGGTCCGGCAGGTCGACGGGTGCTACCTGGTCATCGAGACCTGCCTGGAGTGCGGCATGGTCGAGCGGTGGTCGGTCACCTTGCCCGGCGGCGCCTATGACGTCGACGTGATCTACCGGTACCGGTACTCCAGGAGGTGGAAGAAAGTCCCGCAGGAGCTGGGCCGGGTCGGCAAGCGCACGTTCCGGGTGGTCGCCGATGCCCGGGCCGGCGGCCCCTACAGGGCCATCGTGCTGGAGGCCGCGCGGGTCACGGACCGGGCGCCCGGGGAGGTGCCGCAGGCTAGGTTCAGGCATGGCTAAGACCATCGAGGTCGCGCTGTGGGATGACCTGGAGCTGGCCGCCGGCCGTCATGTCCGCGCAGACCGTACGGTCAGGCTCGGCTGGGTCGGCAAGGTGATCGAGCTGGAGCTGACCGGCGAGAATTTTGCCGCGCTGGAGAAGAAGCTGGCCCCGTACCTGCAGGCAGGCCACGTGCCGGACGCCTCGCCCAGCGTGTCCGGCGCGCAGAACAGCCGGGAGCGCCGCGTGTACCGGGCGCGGCTGCGGGCCTGGGCGGAGAAGGAGGACATCCGCAATCCCCGCGACCCGTCGCGGCTCGCGTTCGTCAGCAAGAAAGGCACCTTCACCTACCCGGACTGGCTGGAGCAGCGGTACCAGGAGCACCTGCTGAGCCGGGGTAAGGGCGCCTAGTGGGGATGCGGCTCGTCCCCGACGGCACCCACCGTGAGCGCGGGGACAAGAAGAAGCCGGCGGAGTGGTACATCATCTGGCTGGGCGTCCCGCACGCTGAGGGCAGTGTCATCATCGGCCGGTCCAGGCGGCTGCGCCGGGAGAAGTGGCACCGGTTTTTCCCCGAGCAGGGCGGCGCCAGCAGCGACATAAAGGGCTGGGTGAACGGGGTGGACTGGCTCCTGAAGCAGTACGACGGGCGCCGAGATACGCCATGACCTGCGGCGTTTACCTGCGAGACGCCTCCGGCTGCTGTTAGGGTCGCCTCGTTCCGTTACCGACTGGCCCGCAGGACGCCAGTCCGCAGCGCCCCCTGACCCGGGCGCGCCGGAAGCAGTCTCGGCGGCTTGCTCCTGCCGGGCGGGGAGAGACCATGCTGGAGCACGCCTGTACCCTCATCCGCGCGGCCAGGATAGCGGCCGTGCTCACCGTCATGGCGGCCATTGCCGCCATCTTCCCCAGGCCGGAGGCCGCGCATGCCGCGGTGGTCCCGGCCCGCCCGGCAGTGCCGCCCGCGCTGCCGGAGGACGGTCACATGGTCCTGCTGGCAGCCGCTGAGAGCCATGCAGCCGCCCGCGCGGGCCAGGCTCCCGGCATATACCTTATCCGGGCCGGGGACACGCTCTCGGGCATCTCCGGGCGGTTCTGCGGCACGGCTGGCGACTATCCCAGCCTGGCCGCCGCCAACCACATCCCCGACGCCGATCTCATCTACGCCGGGCGGGACATCCTCCTCGCCTGCCACGCGGCGGTCGCGGCCGTGGCCGCTGCCGCCGCTCCGGCCGCCGACCCGGCCGGGAAAGTCTGGGGCGTGACCTACGGCTACCCGAACTACTGCGGCGACGGCGACGGCGACGGATGGGACGTCAGCTGCGGCTCCCGCCAGGCCCCGGCCTACCAGGCCCCGGCTTCCCAGCCGCATCAGGTCGCCACCGCCGGGTATTCCGGCGGCTCTTACCCCGGCGGCTCGTTCGGCCAGTGCGTGGTCGCCCGCGAATCCGGCGGCAACGCCCAGGTGATGAACGCCACCGGGCACTACGGCCTGTACCAGTTCGCCGCCAGCACCTGGGCGGCGTATGGCGGGAACCCGGCGGACTTCGGACATGCCAGCGTGGCCGAGCAGAACCAGGTCTTCGCTAACGCCCTGGCTGCTGGCGGCCAGTCCAACTGGTCTCCCTACGACGGCTGTTAAGGGGTCGATACGGAGGGCGAGGCTCTAGAGCGGGTCCCGCCCTCCGTCCTTCCCGGGAGGCCCCATGCCGCAGCCCGGCAGGTATGGCCGCAGGCCGCCCAAGCGCGCCCCGGCCATGCAGTTCTCCCGGTGGCGGCTGACCGCGCCCGGCGCGCCGCTGGGCTATCCTGTCGCAGCCGACTACCTGGCCCAGCTGCACGGCGGCTGGCAGGTGCTCGGCAACGGCGAGGCCGGGGACTGCGTGGCCGTCACCTGGGCCAACGCCCGGCGGCTGGTCACCACCCTGCTTGCCCCGCCAGGGCATTACCCGGACCAGGACCAGGTCTGGCAGTTTTACAGGACCCAGAACCCGGGCTTCGACCCCGCGGGCTCCCCGGCCGCCGACGGGCCCGGCAGCCAGGCCGACGCCGGCATGGACATCCAGACCGCGCTGGAGGCCCTGGTCCGTGTCGGCGGCCCGGACGGGGTGAAGGCGGTCGCGTTCGGCGCGGTCAACCCGCAGGACGCCGCTGAGGTCAAGGCGGCCATCGCGATCTTCGGGTATGTCTGGACCGGGGTCAACGTGCTGGCAGCCAATCTCGCCCAGTTCCAGGCCGGCCAGCCGTGGGACCTGGTGGCGGGCAGCGCGGCCGAGGGCGGGCACTCGGTCCTCACCGGGGGCTACGGGACGCCCGGGGCGGGCCCGCTCGGCGGCGATGAGCGGTTCATCACCTGGGCGCAGGAGACCAGCTTCACCGACGCGTACTGGACCGCCCAGGCTGAGGAGGCCTGGGTGTGCATCTGGCCCGAGCACCTGGGCGCTGTGGCCTTCGAGTACGGCGTCGACAAGCAGGCGCTGGCCGCGGACTTCCACCAGCTGACCGGCGGCACCCTGGCTCTCCCGGCGGCCTAGCATGCCGAATGCTCGCCCTGATGACCAGGCGGTTACCTGGGGACGATGGCAGGAAGCTCAGCGGGCGGTGCTGCACCGGCTCGATGGCGTGGAGAGCGACACGGCGGAGCAGTTCACCCGGATCGAGGCCACCGAGCGGTCGGTGGCGACCGCGGAGGAGAACCGCCGGACCCTGGCCATCAGGGTCGATGGCATAGCCGGCCAGATCGAGTCCCGGAGGAGTCGTATATGGACGCTGGCAACCATCTTGCTGACGAGCCTGCTGCTGCCGCTGCTGGTGGTGTTCCTGACGGTGTGGCTGCACCTGCGCCTCACGCACTGAGGGCCGGGCCGCCATGGTGGTTTTTCGCCGTGGCCGTCGTGACGGCCGTCATCGTCGGCTGCGCGCTCGGCGGCGCCGCGGTCTGGTCGCTGGAGGTCCTGATGGTCGTCCGGCATGTCCAGACCGACGTCTGCGTCATCGACGACCGGCAGCTGGCCGAGCTGTTCGCGCTCGGCCAGCACCCTGCGCAGCTGCAACTGCCCGGCTGCCCGTAGCCGGCCGATTATCCAGGCTGACGCAACTCGCCGACCCAGGAGGGCACGCGGGCATGGCCAACCTCAGCAGCTCGTATCCGGGCACCCCCTTCGAGGGCTTCAGCCTCAGCCACGCTGCCATCCTGAGCGGCACGACCGGCGCGGAGGCCTCTACGGTCTACGGCGTGAGAAACGGTACGATAAGCACCGACCAGGGGAACTTTGAAAATACCGGTGATGATGTCGTCCTGAGCGAGCATTTCTGGATCAACTTCGCCAACGTGACAATTGAAGAAGGGTTTATCCCCTTCTCTACAATTGCACTGATCACCGGGACGACGGTCACCTCCTCGGGCGCTGCGGGCGCAGACTATTACGCGATCCCGCTCTGGACATTGGCGTCTATGAACCAGCCTACCTGGCCTCTTGCCATTCGTGTCCCGTCAAAGGATGCGGGCGGTCAAGTCAGGACATTGGACTTCGTTTTGTATGCGGTCCAGTTCCAGCCTTTCAACTTCACCGGTCCGAGCTATAAGACCGGATTGTCCTGCTCAATTGCAGGCCGGGCGCTTTTCTCGGCAGTCAATGAAATAGGCGGGGCGCTGCCCGCTGCCTATCCGAAATCCATCGGCCGGCTGGTCTCCTGGCCGGGCAGCGTGACCGGAGCGTTCGTCGCCGAGCCGTTCGGCGCCGGCGGCGGCACCATCGTCTAGCCCGCAGCCGGGTGTCGATAGCCGGGGAAACGTCTAGAGGCCCCGGGAGGCCCGCATGCCGGACGAGAGCGAGCTGGAGCGACTCGACCCGCAGCCTGTCACCGTCAAGCTGTCCACCGGATTCCCCGTCGAGGTCGTCAGGCTCAGGACCAGGCAGTTCTTCCGGCTGCTGCGGGTGCTCACCCACGGCGCCGGGCCCGCGCTGACCCGGCTGAACTTCCGCGACGAGCCGGAGCAGTTCACCGAGCGGTTCCTGATGCTCGTGCTGATGAGCATCCCCGACGCCGAGTCCGAGGCCATCACGTTCCTGCAGTCCATGTGCAAGCCCGCGGGCCTGGCCGACAAGCCGGACTCGCAGCTGACCAAGCAGGAGAAGGAAGACAACGCCGCCGCCTGGGAGGGGTTCAACGAGGCGCTGTTCAACCCGGAACTGGGCGACACGCTGGACCTCATCGAGGTCATCGTGCGGCAGGAGGCGCCGGAGCTGCAGGCCCTGGGAAAACGGCTGGAGGCCATGATGGACCTGTTCCGCCGGACCGGGCAGGACAAGGAGCCGCCGGAACCGGAGCCGGGCCCCGAGCAGCTGGCCTCGCAGGAGCCTTCGCCACCGCCTTCGACCTCATCAGCTCCGAGTACGGATGGCGCGACGCTGACATCCTCGGCCTCCCGCTCTGCCGGCTCAGGCAGATCGCGGAGGCCATCAGCGCCCGCCGGGAACGGGACAGCGTAGCCCGGCTGCGCCTGGCCGAATGGCAGGTGAAGACGGTGTGCACGTTCATCGGGGCGCAGGCCCAGGTCGACCCGGACCGGCACGGCGGGCGCAACCCGCTGGTCGAGAT